ACTGATATTTTAAATAATTAAAGATATAATTTTTAGAATCTTTGTTTTTTGTAGTATCCCACACATAAACTAAATCATCAAATCGACCTAATACCTGTAACTGTTTAGACTGCAATAACGCAAAAATTAACTCAGGAACATTATTAGCAATCTCATTTAAAATTAGTCGATAAGAAGAACGCTCACCTAAACCACCATTAATGTCACGTAAATACATTAACCACTTAATCGTATAATTAGCATCTTCTTGAATTGACTTCTTAAATAAAGAGTAAATAGTATCTAGAGCAATTAAGTTACCACTAGATAAGTACTCAATGGCTTTATTACGTAACAAAGGTACTGAATTGTTTAAATCTAACAAAGCACTACCTGTTGTTTTATATGAAACAGCACCATTAGTTGTAGTTGTTTTCTCATTCTTTGATAATAATGTCATGAAATCCATAATAATCTCCTTTATAATTAATGAATGTAACTAGGCAAAATCAACCCAACTTCTAATAATCTATCTGTAAAAAGCTTAGCATACTTTTCTATCATAGCACGTAGCTTTTTAAGAAATTCTAATAAATCTTTAGTACCCTCATATGACTCGGTAAAGATTGTTAGCTGAAACATATAGTAACCTAACAACTTATTATACATCTCATTATATGACAAACCTTCGATAATAAAGTTTTCAGGAAGATTCATAATACTCTCAAAATCTTTCTTGAAGATACAATTCTGTATTTCCTCTAAAGTAGCTTCATAACCTATAGAATTTGTCTCTAGAATTTCATCTAATGTATATGTCTCTTTTAATGTACTTGTCTCTTTTTCATTATTTTCAGACATAAAAAACCACCCCTTATGCTAAGTCATATCACGTATACACTATCTTTAAGATTATACAATCAAACTACGATTTTCAACATCCAGACCCAAATCAATAGAAATCTTATATAAAATTGTGATATGACCTTATACTAGCATAAGAAGTGGTTTTATGTTAACAGTAGCATAATCTACCATCGTTCTTCTTTTTAACCATTATGATAAATAGCTGTATGGGTCTATTATTTAAAAGGAGATTAAATTATGAACAAGACTCATTCGTTTTTATTTTCCAAAGCATAAAAATTTTAGGTTTGCTGTATGAGTCTTTTATAACTTTTACTCCACTATATATAACTTTTATCACTATATTTTATACAAGACTCAATTAATGTATACCCAACATAAATTAGCTGTTTGAGTCTTTAAAATATAATTTTTTATGTAACAAGATGCCTTGTATCTAATGGATTGGCAGATATATAATATTGCTGTACGCATCTTTTACATTTGATAATTATTACTAAGTTAGGTACAACATAAGAGTGAAAAATCATGTAGACTATGTGTGTTGTTATGTACATACTATACGCTGTACCTAACCCTTGATTACATATTAACACAAACACTAAACATATGCAAGTATTAATTACAAAAATTTACTAAACTTTATTATCTAACAGGTCTACCATACTTACTTGCTACGGATTGAACAGAACCAACACCACTCTGTGAGCGTTTCTTTTCTAATGCACCTTGTACCACCTTATACATATTTAATAATGTAGCTTGTGTATAAGGAATATCAATGAACATATTCTTAACCCATGTAGACATATAACACTGAGCAATGATATTGAAATCACTCCCATATGTATCTACTAATCTCTTAATATCTTTATGTCTACAATCAAACCCACAGAAAGAACGTAAACTTTCAGTCATAACAATAGACCAATCAGACTGTAGATTATCTTTAGGTATGCTTAATAAATCATTGATATTAGATAAGACAGCATCTTTATCATTCTTATAAGTAGCAATTAGATAATCACAGAATAATGTTACAGATGACTTAATACTGTCTTTAAAATCTTCCTCACCCAATAAAATATATTTATCTAGTAACATATGTGCATTACGCATATGACCACCAGACCTATCAGCAATCAATAACTTAATCTCTTCTGAAAGATTTAAACCTCTATCTTCTGATACCTTAGTTAAGTTATCTACTATAGCTTCTACAGGAACATCATTGAAATTAATCTCTAATGCCCTACTACGTATAGTCGGTAACAACTTTTGAGGGTCTGTAGTTGCTAGAATATAAATTGTCTTACCTTTAGTCTCTTCAAACATTTTGAGCATAGCGGCTTGGGCAGACGAAGAAACTGTATGACAATTATGTAGTATAATCCCACCACTTGTTATGTAGTTATGATTATCAGCAACCTCAATATCATAAGCACTAACATGTGAATCTTTATATGGTGTTATAGATTTTATAACACCTCTTTCTAAAATACCACCACAAAAAGTAGATATAGTGTCACCTACTGCTAAATCTCTAAGATATACATCATTAAAATTAATATCAAAGAACCGATGATTATCAGTACATACTACACTATCAGCTATACCATCAATACAAACTTCATAGAAATCTTTTTTACCATTATTGAAGAAATTAAGTATTGGCTTATAAGAGAAATTACCATTATCATCAACAGATAACGCTTTCCAACCTTTAGGTTTTTTAGAAACTAATATTCCAATTTTCTCTAAAAACTTATTTCCTCTTTCATCCATTACGTTAATTCTTGTATCATAATGAACACATTCATCAAGGACGACTATTCTCCAATAATCACCAAATGAAACAGTAAAGATATCACGTAACTTTTTAATCTCCTCAACATTACCTACAACAGTAGAGTCAAACTCATAATAAAAAGGTGAATTTAATAAATCATAATTCTCATCTTTAATATTATTTAACTCTCTACCAACAATACGTGATGCTGTAGTATTATGATTAATCAACCCATTAGCTGTAAATGTAGCTGTACCCTCTACAGTTAAATCATACACATCACTGCTAGATAGTTCCTTTATCTCAGAAACCCTAATGAAGATATGAGTATTAAGTAATGTATCAAAGTGTTTCAATGTTCTATCTTTAAAGATATCCATGTTAGCATGTTCTAACACATCATGATATGACTTTAAAGATAACGACTTCCTATCATCATACTTTATAAAAGAAAACCATTTATCAAAATTAATATGACTTGAAAGTGAATCGTCTAAAGCAGTATTACGCAACAAATGACGAATCCTAGCTGTAATGAACTTTGTATATGTGTTATTTGGAATATACTCCTCTTTAGATGTCATATTACAAATAGATTTACGCAATAGAACTCCCTGAATATCATCTGATATAACAATAGTATCACAGAATACTTCTCTACTACGTCTATGCAGAATAGATAGTTTACACTTATAAGTACTAGTCTCAATAACAGATGAAACAATACCTAAAAGATATAAAAGATTTTGTATATCTCTAGCAACACTTTCAGAAAGAGATGACACAGTAAAATCATAATCACCTAAGAAACTAAAGAAAGCACTTAGAAACCCTACAATGAATTTTCTATTAGATGAAAATACAAACTCAGGCACATTATGAGATAAACCATATTCATAAATGTACTTAGATAAATCTTTATGTGAAAACTTAACATGATTATAACTTATATCTTCTATTAAACCATCAACTCTACAACAAAAAGAATTAATGCTTGCACTATCCCCAAAAATATCAATCGTATCAGACATTTCTGATAAATCTACACCATTACCAATACTTTGTGAGAATATAGAACCTAAGATAAAACCCCTATCAAACTCTGATGCACCACCCCTAAAGAATGAATAGTCTTCTGATTTATTATCAAACAAGATAACATCTTTAATAGGAATTGCAACATAATCATCTTTTGTAATCTTATCTAAACGCTTCCACACTAAACCACCCTTACCACCATAGACCTTAACTCTATGATTAGGTGTACCTTTAATAGAAAACTCTCTAGAACTAATCTTAACTACTTTTTTCTTTCCGCCATAATAATGATGAGTTGCTAATCTATCACCAACAACTTTAATATTCTGAGGTGATATATCCATAAACCCATCTTCGTCATACTCAGGATTTTGTACTAACTCATCTATCCTTTTATACCCATCACTAGTATGAACTCTTGTATCACCTGTAACGCATTTACCAGTACCAAAGCTACCACAAAATAATAACACTTTAGGTGCATTTTCCGGATTTTTAATAATTGCCTTTATTAGACGTTTAGCCTCCTCTTGACCAGCCATATCATCTAATGTCTTAGGACGTAACTCTTGACTTAGCATGTAATCTCCTAACTATAGTTTTCAATATAATTCATGTTTATTTCTTTTACGAGATATGATGTATCAACATTAGATAGTACACTAGAAACATCACTTCCAACAATATACTTCTTAGACCTTATATTCTGCAAAACAGAAATAGGTATGACTAGATAATCTGATTCCAACTTTTTATTTCTAAATTGAAACCCTTTAAAACAAACTACTACCTTATTAGCAACAGTCCACCACTTAGGTACTAGAAACTTTCTATTAATGCCATGTATTAAAATGTTACACATTGTATCTGTTACATCATCTACACTGTCAATCATACCTACAATAGCTTTATTAACATATCTATCTTTCACACTCAATCACCTCTTATACAATACCATAAAAAGTTATTTAAACCTAATATAAATATAACATACATACTATGTATTGTAAAGTTTTGTAATTGCAAAATAAAAAAGAGTAGGTATTATCTACCTACTCTTTTAAGACTATGAAATTATTTCAATTCTGTACCATAAGCATCACGATATGTATGTTCACCATACTGAGTGTTTACTTGAACACGTTCAACTTTGTGAATTTCATTATCAGAACCACTTTCACGTACAACTACGAATCGTTGTGCTTTTTCTACGTCTTTCAATTCAGGTTCAAACTCTTTAATAGCCTTAACCATGTTAGCATCCATTACAGCACCACGTTGTAATGCACGATATAAAGCAGTTGCGAACTCATAACGAGTCATAGCTTTATCGCCTTTATAAGTACCATCTGGGTAACCAACTAAGAAACCTTTATCAGACAAATCTTTAACAAAGTCATATGCCCAATGTGTTTTAGGAACATCAGGATATTCTACATCAAAATCAGTACCTTCAACAGCATTTAGATGTTTAACAAGATTATCGTATTTTTGAGCCAATGCTTCATATTTTTTAGCCAAATCTTGAACGTCTTTAGCTACAGCTGTATTTGTATTAGTAACTTGTTTAGAAGATTTACCGATACGGAATGTCGCACCAGCATTAATCATGTTATCGCCAGTGCCGAATGTAGCACCCAAAGATAACAATGTATTTTCATTAGGATGTGCGAACACACCAACTGCTACAGCATTAGAACCTTTATAGTTACCATAACCTACTGCATACTCAACCTTTTCATTAGCGTTGAAAGATAATGGATGCAAGGCACTTAAAGCGGCGGCGTTAGCACCTACCTTAGCAACTTGTTTGTCTGTATAGTTATTAGCTTTAACTACAGCACCCTCACCAACAACATTAATCTTGTCATCCAAAGATTTAATATCAGAAGTATTTTTATTTACTTTATCACCTAAATCTTTAATATCAGATGCATTTTTAGTGATATTGTTTTTGTTTTCACCAATTTTTTCAGCATTTTTATTGATATTAAATGTGTTGTATGTAATAGCCTTATCTAAAGAACTTGCTTTATCATTCAACTGTTTAACATTAACAGCATCTGTATCCTTAGTTCCCTCTTTAACATCGTGAATTTGTTGTCCACCAGCACTAATATCTGTAGTAGTGAAACGAATAGTAGCATTGTCATCAGATACTTGCATACCTTCATTATTGAATGTAGCTTGTGTTAATGTATCAGTATTCTCAATTTGAATACCTGTAGGTTTAATATTAATATGCTCACTACCATTAAAGAAATAAGCACCATCTTTATTAATACCAGCATGAGTAGTATCTGTATCTTTACCAAACTCAACAGCATCCATATCTTTTAATGTTTTATTAACATTAACCTTATACTCTTTACGTCCAAAGTCATTGTCTTTAGACGTAACAGTTGTATTAACACCATCTACTACAGTGTTATGTTTCTGTGCCTCTAGGGCAGTATCATATAACTGAGAACCATTGATAGCATCCGTAGATGTAGCAGAAATTCTGCCTGCGGCAACATTTTGAAGTTGACGAGTATATTCTGTTACCCCACCAGCACCAGCACGACCATGAGTACCAAAACTTACTACACTATCAGGTGTAGCACCTGCGAATGTAGAGTTAGAGAAACGAATATCAGTAGCATTGTCTTTTACTGTAGATGTACCAACAGGACTTTCAGTAACAGAATTTGTACCAATAGCCACACCATTTTGTACATCGGCAATGGTGTTGTTACCTAATGCTAATGCATCAATCTCTGTAGCACTTGCATGAGAACCAACAACAACGGAGCCTTGACCTTTAGTTTGAGAATTTACACCAAAGATTAACTGCTCTTTAGAGTTATCTAGTACTTTGTTGTTATAACCAACAACAACACTTTGGTCAGCACCAACAGTACCATTGTTAGCACCTACTACTGTAGTATCATCACCAGATACCTCTGTATCACGACCAACAACAATAGAAGATACACCTTTAGCTGATACATTTGTGCCAATGTTTACGCTTTTAACTCCATCTGCATGAATACCATTACCAATAGCTACTGAAGATTCGCCATTGGATACTACTCCGTTACCAATAGCAATAGTGTCTTGAACCTTAGTTTCAACACCATTACCAATACCAATAGTATTAAAGTCAGTAGCAACTCCGTTACCGATACCAATACTATTGCTAAGGTTATTAACAACATTGTTACCAATACCAACACTATTATTAGATTTAGTAGTAACTGCGGTACCAATACCAACACTATCATTACTATTAGTAGTAACGGAAGTACCAATAGCTACATTGTTATCAGAATTAGATTTAACAAATGAGCCAACAGCAATGGAGTCTTTACCACCTGCTGTAGTACCATAACCCACAGCCAATGCGTTACTATTACTTGCATATGCCCCATTGCCAATAGCTACTGTGTTATCGCCATTAGTACGTGCTTGGCTACCGATGGCAAAGGTATAATCTGATAATGCTTGTGCAGAAGAACCAATAGCTACACTGCTATAACCTTTTGCTTCAGAATTTTCACCACCAGCAATAGAATTTGAACCAACTGCTTTATTATTATGACCATATGCAATACTATTAGCACCAGATACTTCATTTTGATAACCAACAGAAAATGCTGATGTACCTGTTGCAGTGATAGTGTTTGTATAACCATAAGCTTCAGCACCAAAACCACCATTTACAATGTTATCGACACCAGCTGCCATTGCTGTACTACCAACAAGAGATGCCATAACCAAACCAGTTAGTAAAGTTTTTTTCTTTTGTAATTTCATAATAAAACCCCTTCATATTAAATGAAATAAAAATATACATACAAGGAATATTACAAAGATGTGTGCGTATATGTCATTATCACTTACCCTACATGACAATGAAGTGTTTACATAAGTTGTAAACTTATGTAATATTCCTTGCAAAATCATAATACCACATCTACATTTTGTTGTAAACCCCTAATATGTAAAATTTTCAACATAAATGTATAAACTAAGTAAAAATAGTGTATGGAACATATCCATACACTATTAAAACTACAACAACACACTATAAATCATTCTAAATAACGTACTATTCAACTGATTATATGTTAAACACATTGAACTATCAAAACTACCACCAGACAAACTATTAACTTTACGCAATAGATATTTTAAATCTCTAACAATAGATGACATATTACTGTACTTAACAACCCTATCGTTCTTCTCTACTACATAATCTCTCTTTAGTACGTCATAATAGAAATATATCTTATCAAACTCATTATACCTAAACACAATTAGGTCTTTCTTTTGTCCACCTAAAGTATAGGGAATATAATCAACAATAAAAGAACCATATACGCTATCTTCAAAGGTAAAAACATTAAGACCATTTTTCCCTACCGTTTTATAATCTTCAAGTTCTTCACTCTTAATAAATGTTAGAAAATACTTATGCAATGAAGATATACTGTGATAAAACATATCATCAAAATTGATAGCTTCCTCACAATCATATGTGAAAACATAGTTATCATCTCCCTCACCACACATATCACATACACCAACATATGCTTTATAAAGAAGATACATGAAAATAATATAATCAATATCTGAACTATCTCTACACAAGATATTATCGATTGTATCTAAACCATAACATACAGATGCAGTATAAGTATTCCTATCTCTTCTATGTAATGTAACAGAATATCCATTACTGAAATGCATTTCTATACTACCTAAGCCATAGTCATATTGTAAATCTACATTAGAACTTCCACATATAGACACGCTACAACTATAGATGTTATTACTGTCTCTATATCCATAATCATCTGACTCTAGCATATTACACATGTCTCTCACATATAAAGCCATAGTCTTACTTCTATCATTTGTATGTGCCATAGTACTTTACTCCTCAACATTATACAATCTTCGTACTTCCTCAATATTACTGTTACTAATGCTATTGAACATCTGATTTACACGCTGCAATGAAATGTAATCAAAGAACCTAAATGTATCAAAATTAAACAAATGCTCATACTTAGTTACTGATAAATCCCTATCAATAGAATACACAGTCTCATTAGTTAAACATATATGCTGTTCATCAACCACCTCATCCACATGAAAATGACCATAGAACCACAACACTCTACTAGGTAATTTTTCTTCAACTATATCTAAAACGTCCCTTGTCTCACAATTATCATTAAAAGGCTTAATCCTCTTCATTTTATGTAGCGTTGCATTGCTACATGTATGAGTTAATACAAAATCAACACTATCTATATCGTTAAAAGAATTATGTAACCTACACTTATCCTCTAAAGATGGTTCCTCTTCTAACCAATAACTCTCTCCTAACTCCCTATACTCTCTATCAATAGACTTAGCACCACCAAAACATAGGTATTTATTCCCCTCAATCTTATATATGTTTCCCCTTATAAGATGAAAGCACCTGTTATTAAGTTTATGTACCTTATTGCCCCACTTAGTTGCAATAGGTAGTGATTTTAAATAATCAAAGTTTTCATGATTGCCATCTATAAATGCCACATTATAATCTAACTTACTTATATAATCTAAAGCACTTCGATGCTGTTCAGTATCGGCAAACATAACACCAAAGTCACCCAATACAATGACTGTATCACCACGCTTAACTTTAATGTTATCCTTGTGAAGATTTTCCTTCATTATCTGTGTAATATCACCATGAATATCACCTATTAAATATACCATACGCTAAAACCCTACTTTTAATTTTATTTCTTATAGACAAATCCATCGTTAAATCTAAAAGAGTACACACCATGCATAAGTTTATTAAATGCTCTCTTACGCATCTTATCCCTACGCTTATAAGATAACTTATTATTATCTTCATAACGTCTATTAGAATAGTAATACCACATATCATAAGGATTATGTCCAAAAGAGTAACCATATAAACTCATATCAACATGATAATTAACGCAATGAGTTTGATAAGATTCTAATGCACGAATATAATCTTCATGTAAGTATGTGCCATCTAAATTTGTAATATGAATACCATAATCATATCCACTTATGATTTTATAAGACTCACCTTTATAGCTAATATCATACTCATAAATCCACTGATTATTCTTACCATACACATTATTCATATCGCCATAAGATACAAGAATATGAATACCATCTAACTCACAAGAACCATATCCACGAAAGTACTCACAATGTCTATACTCACTAGCATATCTACCACATAATTGATGGATGTCACATACTTCTATGACATCACCAACTACCTTGAACAACCATGCCCTACTACCCTTATAAACAGCAATTCCATATGTATCATCTAATTTAATAACACCATGACCACTGTAATCTACATGAGTCTTTTCATGATTGTAAAACCATACATCATCTGTACAAAGTTTAAATGTCTTTCCCTTTACGAATTCTTCATCATACAACTCTTCCATAAACTTAGTATTTACAATAGTGCCATTTTTTAATACATAAGCACCATAATCTATACAAGCCATAATTTAATCCCCCATCTTTTGTATTGTAAACCATAAAATAACTGAAAATCTATCATACACAAAAATTATACTTATATACAAAAAATTGAGGTATTCGCCTGAGCAAAATACCTCAATTTATGCATAATCATACAGATAATTGTCAACCTACCACATAAATTAGGTATTATAACTATCTACTTATTATTAGTTAAATATTCCTTAGCTACAGCCTCTACAACAGATAAGATTTCATATTCAGCATGTGCAACAATGGAATCCTCACCATTAGCACTCTCTTTATTTTCCTGTGATTTATTAAAATCAACCCTAGCTTTTTCTTTCATAGCACTCAACACATTTAAGAACTCAGTCTCATTAATAACATGTTTTTCTAACATAGAATTAACTACATAACTACTAATATACTTAGAATCTAACACTTTAATATCCATATCGCACCCCTACAACCTATCAATCACATCACTAATAGCATATGGTATTGTATCGGCAATACATGCACTATATAACTGTAAAGCTATATAGTCATCAACATACACATCATCACAATACCCTAAATCTTGCGAAATTGCCACCTGTAATGAGTTTTTACCATCTTCATGATACAAAAGACGTACATAACGATAACCTTTGTTATACAACGAAATAAGCAATATTTTAGTAGCACTATCACCTATATGTATATCCTTTATATCACTTTTAAAAGAATTAACCAACCCATACAGCATAATATATGCTTCTCTTACAACTTCAACCATTACATACATAATGAATGTACCTAATACAATGAAGCCTATGAATTGACTAATAAATATCAACATATCCATGTAACACTATACCCCTTACATTATACCTGTACAGATTATAATGTTATTTATAACTATTATTTGATATCAAAAATGACTTCACACACGAAACTCTCAATAATAGATGTGACAGAACCATAAGAAATACCAACAGTAGCATTTACAATATCTTGAATGAAAGACCACATATCTTCAATATACAATTCTTCCTTATAATTAGAAGAATCAATATCACCACGAATGATAGCATACAATACTGAGTGAATCATAGACTTATCATACTTAACAGCAACATCAGAATCACCAAAATCATGCTTAACATTATAACCAAATGAAGTACCACTATCTGTATCTAGTCCAATATCATAAGACAACGTACCAACAGGAGTAAGTACAACACTACCACTATCTATCCTAGTAGTAATACAATCTTCCTCACCATCATCCTCAGATTCATCTTCTACAATATCAGATACACCATAAGGTACTTCACAAATATAATCCTCGTAATCTGTAGGTAATTCTAACGCAACCCAAATCAATTCTGTATTAATAGCATTGATTAATTCGTCTACATCAGTAATTCCATACTTATGTAATTTATAATCCCTATCTAACTCACTAAAATCAGCACCACTCATGATAGATTTAACAAACTCATTACACTTAGACAATAAACCCAAATAGTCAAACATTGTATCTAAGAAATTATAAATCGTTCTATCATTAGAAACACATTTAGCACCATTAACACTTTCATAGTCCCTAATATAAGAAACCAAATCTTCAGTATTATCTTTCCTAGACATAACGAAAGCATTTTTCTTAGCACGTACTAGTACATTAGAATATAAATCAACACAAGCATCAAACTCTACACCCTTAGATTGATATTTATCACTTTGTAACAATCTAATGTTAGTTGTTAAGTAAATCTTAAAGCTAAAAGCACAAGACTTTTCAAATGTCTCATCAGAAAATACCTCAGATGTACGTTTAGAGAATGTATACAACAAAGAATATGTAGTATCCATAAAATCATCAAAGTAATCAGTATTATCCTCATAAGCATCATTACCAAATAAAGATATATAGATACCTACAAATCGCTTCTCATACTCAGAATAACTGATACTAGCACCATCACACAAATAATATAGGTGATTTAGTAGTTGAATATTATGATGACGAATAAACACATTATTAATAAATGAATCCAACTTAATCTTACGACTTCCCTGTGCTAAGACAAACAATAAATCAAAAACGTCCATCTTAGCGATATCACAACCATTTACACAACGAATGTAATTAGTGATATCTTTAAAATATCGATAATGCGACGCAATCTTATCACTACTACCACCATTTAAAAAGGTAGATTCAAATAATGCCTGTGAACCACAACTACTAATAGCACTACTATAAGCACCACTTGTACCAACAAGATATAAGTAATCAGACACTACTTTCTTGTTAAAAACATCAGAATATTGTTTCAACTTAAATTGGTTATGTTCACTCATGATATAATCTCCTTTACTGTAATAACAATGATATGAACTTTTACACACTAATTATAACCAACTTTACAAAATATTACAAGTATAAAATAAAAAGAGAGTGTAGAAATTAATCTACACTCTCTTGCATAATATACTTATTTAGATACCTTGTAGGTAACTTTAAATTTAAGAATATCTGATTCTTTTGTTTTAACCCTATTAACATCAGGCCCTGTATAATCATTAAGACTATCACCACAGAATTTTTTAGTTACACGTTTAACAACTTTTGTAACATCACTAACACCCTGTGATTCATCGCCAACACCATCATTAGTCAATGCGTAAACAAAGAATGAATATTCTTCAAAGTTATCATTTTCAGTATCAGGTACAAAGAAGTACTTACTACCTACTAACTTCTGATAGTTAGCATTAATAATAAGATTTACAGGGGATACTTTATCTTCACTACCCTCTGTAACTTCCTCATCTTCTTCATCAGAATTATCAGAACCCTCAATAACCTCTTGATTATCTAAATCTTCCTCAAATTCTTCTTTAGCTTCTTTTTCAAACTCAGTCTCTTTAACATTCTCATTAATAGACCTACGTTTCTCTAACAAAGCTTCTGTAATGCTAACACTAGCACTATTTAAAATTCCCATTAAACCACCTATTTATTATTGGTTAACAGACTCTTTCAATACTTTAGATGCTGTGAATTTTGGTGCTTTTTTCTCAGGAATTGTAATTTCCTCACCAGTTTTAGGATTATGACCCTTACGTGCAGAACGTACTACTTGCTCAAAACTACCAAAACCATGAATAGACACTTTTTCACCCTTTTTAACTTCCTCAGTGATTGTATTAAACAAAGTCTCTACAACCTCTACAGCTACTTTTTTAGTACCTACTAACTCTTTATTAACCAATACCTCAGCTAATTCTACTTTATTCATGTTATGAACCTCTTTCTTATGTAAATTAAAATATCTAGTGTATGCTCTGAAATATCTTACGTGGACTAACATATCACTATAAATACATTATACATTAATATACTTAAAATTTGCAACTAATTAAAAGAACTTAGTTGCGATATAAATTGTATTACCCTTATTTTGAATTTTAACAAAATCTTTTACATTAGACTTCAAACTACTGATAAACTCTTTAATAATAGAAGAATCACCTACATTTAACTCAACCATTACTTGATACTGATAAGACCTATCCTTGAAATCAAATGAAACATTAGGTTTTATAGAAACTGAACACCCACCATCAACTAACTCATACTTGTATTCATCAAGTACATCAGCAAAAGATTCTAAACCACAAATATACTTTGCAACTTGGTCGGCAACCACTGAATTAAACGTATTCATATTAAAGAAAGGCTTACTACTTGACTTAATCTCTTTTAAAATCTCAAAAGACAATGAAAATGCATCACTACTCATAATATCTGAAACAGAGAGTGACTCATTAACAACAGACTCTACTACCTTACGTTTCTCAACAGTACTATCTGTAGCAGTGATATTAATAGTTGATTGAATGTATTGCTCACCACCTACACGAACACTACTCGTATTAAACTCACACTCATAATCAAAACTAGCTTTATCTTCTAAATAAGATAACACAGCATCAGAAACCTCTTCGCCCATTTCTGTATCTGACAACACTTTAACTGTCAAAGCATTATCTACCAATGTTACATCAAGTGCATTAATTGTACCATCATATGTATCACGTACAATGTTTTCAATCTCTACTGTATCATGAATATACTCATCTAAATGTACTACTGTACTTTCATTATCTAAAGCTTCTAAAACTTTTTTCATTAACTATACCTCTTTTTAAAAAAGTAAACACATTAATATATAACAAATAAACTACTATTTCTAACCCTCTAATGATAAAGTGATTATTGCAAAATTGCCATAAATATAAATATGCTCATCTTTAAACGTATCCACAATCTTACTAACATTATCCTTAGATTGAATCTTAAAAAACAAATCTAAATGTAACTTAGGCTTTTTATGTAGCATAAGTGAACTTCCGAATACAATGGTATAAGGAGTAACATAATTATATAAATCACTATCAATTAAATATTTACGTAAATCACTCTCATACTTATCACTACCATAAGCATTGATAAAAGACTTAACAACATCTACAATATCAGTACAAAAAGTACCATTTCCCTTAACTGTATTATATGTTATTCCAATTTTTAAATACCCTAAAGACTCAGCTAATGTAACAGTTCTATCTACACCTCCATTAAAGGCTGTCTGTAATTTATCACAAGCAACATCGAATCTATCAGAAAGAGAATTAAACATCAAACACACATTTATAGGTAACGGTGTATCTGCAAACTCAACTAATAATGCACCACTATCTTTATCATGAACACCTATTTTATATACATTGACTTTTCCAAACCTCTTCAAAGGTTTATGTTTCTTCGTCAATACACTCGCATATTTACTAGGAATCTTGAAATTAATGCCATTATCACACTCAACTTCAACACCTTTAGGAATTTTACCATTGGCAAGTCCCATAAAACTCTTGATATTAGAATTATTAGTAGAGGAAAGCATACCCTCGGATAATGACTCTAATATACTGTTACGTATACTCATTAAAAACCACCTATAAAAAGTAAACACATTACTATATAACAAATAAACCAATAAAAATCTATGATTTTAACAATAAACTAATAATAAGAGAACCACTATTAATATGTGCGAACATGTTCATAGGTGTATTTAATGTATCTACTAAATCACGTACCTTACTATCATCACCACTATTAATAGAACACACTACATCTATTTGTAAGTCTGATGTATTACCAAAGCACAAATTTTTAAAGATAATGCCTATAATAGTTACATACTTATATAACTCACTATCAATACAACAACGCTTAACACCTTTAGTTGATTCACTCTTATAGTACCAATACAAGAATGACTCTATAACCTCAGATGCCTCAACACAGAATGTACCACTACCTCTAGTAGTATTATACGTAGTAGCAACTACACCATAAGAAGTTAAACTATAAATTACATCCCTTGCCCTATCAACAGGAGAATTAAATGCCACCTCTAACTTATCACAAGCAACATCAAATGAATCACCATTATTAAAAGTAACAAGTAGACATACAGGCAATTTCATATACTTAAACTCTATTAGCAATAAGTCATCAGCAATCCTATACACATTTGACATTATTGTTTTCTTATCAGGCTTACGTTTAGACTTTAAAAATGTCTTATAATTATTATTTACATTAAAATCTATACCCATAACAAATAATGCAGTACTATCTGGTATATCCCCATTAAGTAAATCTTTAAAGGCTTTAAGAGATGTGCCATTAGACTTGAAACTATTAGCAAGCATTCCTTCAGACAAAGATTCAAGTATACTGTTACGTATATTCATATAACACCCAATTAGAAACACTCTAAAACTAGAGTACCACCCATAATCTTAACTCTATTAACCCACTTCTCTACACCAATACCTCTAATCTTCTTGTAGAAGTCCTTAGCACCATCTTTCGATGCGAATTCTATTTTAAACCTACAACCTAACGTAGGTAATTTTAATTTAGAATATACACTCTCTAGATATACCTCACAATACACATCTGAAATTATTCTTATTACATCATCAGTAATTGCATTAAAGAACTCTTCGCCTAAGCATGTAACAAGTGTAGAATATTTACCAAACTTGATATCATCATCACGTGTAGCAGAAACCAATTCAAACCCTAATGTAGTTCCTTTATAACTAAAACCTTCATCTCTTAAAGTCTTATCAATAAGATTTACATACGCATCGATTGTATTGCACTTGCCATCCACAAAACTAATTAAGTCATTAACAAATTCCTCTGTTGCAGAACCAACTCCACCATCATAAACAAGAATGTTATCATCTCGTTCCTGTGTATCTGTATACTCATTAGAATACGGATTTCCCACAAACACTCGTATCTCAGACTTGTAATCTGTAGTAAAGTAAATATAACAACCTTTACAATAAATAGGCTTAAATAAACTACTATCACATGTCATCTTACTAAATGTAGGCTTAGTATACTTAGTTATACTAAAAGTAATGCCATCAAAGAAGTCAAATATATCTTCTAAATACCCATCCCTCATCTTAACTACAGTATCACAAAAAAGTTTTGCTCTACTACTCTTGCTAACCTCTTTTGATGTAGCTGTTGTTAACATACCTTCAGATAAACTCTCTAATATACTATTTCTTTTATTCATTATCTAATACCACTAGGTAACGTAATTACAACGCTATCTTTATCAACTTTATAATACCCATTTAATCTAGAACCAAAGATATGTATAAACCCATCAACTGTAGTTTTATCTTCCATGTAATAGGTTACATACACTTCTAATACAGGAATTTTATGTTTAGAAATATAATCTACATCACCATTAATGTAACAATCATGTAACACAGGTAAATTTTCAACAGATTTACCATACTCAGTATTAACCCACTCACTAAATACACTTTGTAATGCAGAAACTACTCTAGCACCAGCACTAGCACTTGCTTTACCACTCTCAGTACCAACATGACGCTCTACGTCTTTACCATTATATGTCATGATAATATCATAGGTAGTATTTAGTGCATCATCTACAGAAGAATATTTACCACTCTCTAATTCTTTAAAACAACTCAATGCTGTTTCTTTACTATCAAACTCATAACGAATAAATGAGTTACTCATATAATGAGATTTAGGAGAAATATCAACCAAATGACTTAATAACAACATAATTGATTTATCACTCACATATGCTTTTACATATGTTCCATTAGAGAAGTGTAACTCACTAAAGTCACCTTTATTAACTCCCCTCATCACATTTAGATAATACTTACTATGTTTACCAAAGTTAGTATCACCATTAATACTACACTTAGATAATGTTTTTACATCTTTATCTACAATGCTTTTAATTAATGAAACAGACTCATTAACCCATACTTTGGAATCACTACGTAACCCCTCTAAAATCGTACTAATACTTTTACTATACATACTATATAAATCCCCCACTTAATTTAATCTTACTCTTACCATCTTTAAAAAAGCGGAGAGAATGACCACCTTTTCTATTATTTAGAATCATTTCTATTCTGTTGCGTTCCTTAGCCACACCAAAATCAAGTGTAACTACAAAACCAACTTCTGTGAATGAAATCTCATAATTAACGCATGCTTTAGCTATTTCTCCAACAACAAAGTCATAGTTATCATTTTTATAGTTAAACTTAAAAACCTTTGCAAAGTCCTCAAACAAAGTCTCCATAACAACAACAGTATCAGCCATCAAACGTGTGTCAACCCCAACAATTTTACCTCTATCAAATTCTGTAAATATATCATGAATACAATATGTATCAGCTATCAACTTACACCCATCTAACTTAGGATTATCTATATCAAAAGTCATTTTCCCATCATTCGCAAGTTCAAAAATAGATTCCATAGTAGCTTCATCTGGTACCTTAAAAACAAAACACCTTGATAATCTTGAAAACCTTGGTGCCTCAAAAACCATAAAGAAACGTCCACCATCACCAAGACAAAGCATATAAAGTTTAGCACCATTATTACTTTTATTCTTTAACATACCTGTCCATTTAATAACATTATCTACAAAATTCTTACTAAAACTTGACCTATTATAAAAAGACTTATAACACTTAATATATTTATCAGGTATAAAATCTATATCACAACTTTGTAAAGCTTTAACTAGTTTATCACTATCTTTGTTTTTATTCTTAGGTATAGACTCTGTCATACCCTCATTAACTTTAACATCAATCAATGAATCTATAATATTAAAATATCCCATTTAGAACTCCCACCGTAAACCAATATAATATGAATTCTTAACTAATGAACTGCTACTACAAATAGACGATAACAAATCGTACACTTGATTTAACACGACTTTATCTCTTGATACAAAGTTTAACTCCATAGAATAGTCCATATCATCTAAGTAAATGAACGGTTCGCTAAGTGTTATTACCTTTTTAAGAACATCACTATCAAATGAATCAATAACAACACTAATAAATAAATCAAACATATCAGACATGAAATCATCAACACTATTGAAGAACTCAAATGTTACTGAATTATAGTATGTATTAGCTACACAATTACAACCCCTAAGACTATCTACATTAATAGCTTTATTAGGAATGTTTTTACCAGACTTAAACTCATCAACTAACTTAGCTATTGTATCCTCATCAGACTCATGTACAACGGCACGTAAATACTCTGTATTTCCTTCAGATGAGAACAGATATGCAATATAATGTGTATTCCCTACATTATATGTTTTGCAATACACCTCTTGTACAACATCAGAGCTTACTTTCTGTACTAATGTTTCTTTAACGGATTTACGAACCACACTACTATTTGTCAACTTAGATTTATTGAACATCCTAAATGCATCAATATTATCTTTAGAAACCTTACTGATATCCTTTTTTAGTATAGCATCAAGCCATACCTCACCCTCTTTACTAATTGTTTTATTATTACTAATCGAAGATAGCATACCTTCATGTATACCTCTCAATGAGTCTAATATATTTCTATTTACTGACATATACCCCTCTAAATAATATAAAAATCAATTACACCCTTACCACCAATATCATCATAACATGACATATTATCTACTTTACCACTGAGATAAGAGTTAATCTCATCAAACTGTTCTCTATCTACAACGTCAAAACCGAAAGATAGCACCCAATCCATTCCATTAGAGTCACCAATAGACACACTATCAACTTTAATGCAAGATATCAACCTAGTATCATTGACCAAATACTTTCTGAAATCAGTTGTTGTATTTAATTTAAACCATTTCCTAAAGAATGTTCTGATGCAATGCCCAACATTAAGACATGCTCTACGACTATCTGTGTCATACATCACATTCGCTGAAACTCTAAACACTCTATCAACTTTATCAGTAAAACTCTGATAGTCTTTAGGTAATAATGATACTTTGGATATTGTATTTTCTAAATGCCTTGAATTAAAATCTGTTTTTAATAATATGGCTCTAGCTATAGTTAACTTATGAAATACAACTAGAATATATCCATCACCATAATCACAGAATGTTTTATTATCTACTACTCTAGATGATATCTCTCTACGTCTTAATACTATTTCAGCAACAGTATCATATATCATATTACCTGTTACAACTCTATTAAATTTAGTATCAATCTTTCCCTTACTAATCTCAGCGAATATACCACCTTTATTTGTTTTAATAGTGGTCAACATCCCTTCAGAAAGAGTATCTAATATACTGTTACGTTTATTCATATCAATCTCTAATCCTCAACTGAATTAAAGCTGTATCACCACTTACAGCACATGTACTATGAAAATCACCAGAGATACTAGGAAACATATCAACATAAGCAGAAAACCTATTCTTATCAATAACATCAGCATTAAAATATAATATCAATGCCTTACCAGACGGATGCATAAATAGTTTACCATCTATATTTGAAAGCATAGAATCTAAATTAGAAGATATAAACCACTGAGTATACTTAGTTTTGTTATTGTTATCAAAGTACTTACGTAAAAATACCTTAATAGTATCTTCATCTGTTAGACACAACTTATTATTTGTATCATCCCATACCACGTCAGCTAACACAGAATACTTACTACCAATATCAGCCATAAAGAAAACATACTCTGTATCAAAGGTTAATGCATCTTCAATGAAATCTTCTAAATCCATATCAATATGAATAACCATTGCTCGTTTAACTGTTAACTCATTAAATACAACACTCACATACCCACTAGGTAACTCATTAAAAGTTAAATTCTTTACTGTTTTAGACTTAACAGGCTTAGATTTATAGACTTTCATTGCTCTACTATCTGTTGCATATATCTTATTGATATTATTCTCTATAGCAATTCCTTTAGGAACTTTTCCCTTCAACAGGTCATTAAAGAAATCTGTTACATCGCCTTTTCCTTTAGGAACAGCTGTAATTAACATACCCTCAGATAAACTCTCTAATATACTATTTCTTATATTCATTATCCTACCCCAGTAGATTATAACTTATAAGACAAAGTCAAAGCAGAACCTTTTTTACCTACCTTAACACCACTAGAACCATTATTAGAGTTTAATAGTTTATAAGACTCTTCAAGATTATCCTTCACCTTGAATCCAATATTAATTGTAAACATATGATTATCAGGGTCTAAATTTAAATAAACACCATCTGACATTGCAAGTACTTTTTTGAAATCAGCTTCAAATCTACCTTTATATGCATTAGACATATAACCTACAATGCGACTAGCGAACGTTCCAATAAAGCTAAGACTATCTCTATACATAAAGTCTTTACCTAAATTATAGTATGTATTTGCTACTAAATCGCAACCATCTATCTTATCGCTAACTTTTTTTAATTTTAACTTTTTACTACCACTAATAATAGCATCTGCAATTCCCTCGTTATCACATTTATGAACTGCACACCTAACAATAGTAATCATAGAACTCGTATCTACAAAAGTAATCATCAAATAAAAATCTTTTTTATTCTCAGACAATTTTCTAGCAAAAAACTTGCCACCACTAGCACTATTAAGCTTGCAAGAACCAACTTCAAATGTACTAACTTTAAAGTCAAAAGGTGACTCGTTAAACATAGGAACTTCGCTACCATAATCTAAAAAATTAGAACCTTGATAAAAATCGTTTTTTATAAAACTATTGTATAACCTATCTGCCTCTCCTAAATGTAAACTCTCATTAATTCTCATCGAACCTAAAGACTCTATAATACTTGAATAACTCATCAAACTACCTCACCAATAATAAAATTCCATATAAAACTATCCAACAAATAATCAATATTAGTACTACCTAATTACACAAATAACTATGCATAGTTATATAATCACTATGCTTACTACCATTAGATAAGCCTGTAATCGCACCCATATTAACATACCTATCAACAGAATTAGATAGCACTTTAAATGTATCTTTATCAGGATATTTAGAATCTTTCAGTTTAATCCTAACACTTAGACTGCAGTTATAACCACGTTCATATAATTTAATCCCATCAACACCCATGACACTATATTCATATGTTACGTCAACAACATCAAAAGGAATGGAATTCATACCAATATATTTATCTAATGAAGATAATGCATCTCGCACATACCCATTCGCTAAATCCTCAACCGCTTCACGTACAGACATGAACTTTTTATCTTTTAATGAATATAAACATGGTGCAACAACAGTAGTACCTTTAATAATTTCCATGTTACCCCTATCAATACCACCATCATAGAAAGCCTTAGCATCATCTTCAGTTTTGAATTTATACACATACCCCTCTTGATACATTAAGTTATTACTATCTTTATATGCAAAAACAACATAGTTTTCAAAAATACCATAATATGTCGCATAACCGACTTTAATGTTCTTATTTACCCCATTCAATACTTTAGATGGTGCATCATCTGTTTTCCTATCACTATAATAAAATACTTCAAACTTAGGTTTAAAGTCTAAAATACTCTTCTGTGCCTTAGCGGTTTGAATCATACCCTCTCTAATATGTAATGATTCAATAATACTTTCCACACGCTCTTGAATCGTAGCCACTATACTCTACCCCTTTAACTATAACAAAATAGCACACTCTACCTATATAGAATGTGCTATTAACAGAAACATTATATTATTATATATTATACATCATACATACAGTACAACAATACTACTTACCAATTATGAGTGTAAACTGCTCATAGTTAAGTTCATCTTTAGATATCTTAACACTATCAAACATCTTATCAGTTACAATAGCACTGTATAAATCTTTAATTTCAATATCTGAAATAGTCTTATCAATAATATAGCCACTAGAACTATAAAATTTAACTTTACCACTCTTAGAGAAATCGAATGACACAATCGGTATAAAATCTATAAAATTAGCTTTCCTATTAAAACCATTATTATCTTTAAAGGAGATTAAATTATCAAAGAAAAAGTCCTCTAATCTCTCAACTAGAAATTCAGTAGTAGCAGATAAATTATAACAATACCTACTACTCTTAATAGAGTCTACTATCTTCCCTACATCTACAAGACTTATTCTTCGATTATGAGAAACCTTTTTCCATGTAGAAGTATCGATTGATGCCCCTATATAATCCTGTAACTTACCAAGAGATGTAATCCCATTATCAACATTAAAAGAATAATCAGATGTAAACTTATAAGTAAACTCATTATACAGTTGTTGATTAGAAGCTACATCAACTGTAAATAACCGATTAAACATAAAATTTCTAAGACTATACCCATATCCCAACAAGCATAAATAACACGCATCTCTATCTCGAATATCAATACCTATTGATACAATATCTCCACTCTCTTTAATAACACAATGACTAAGATTTAATGCAATAGATAAACCTTTTACATCAAATATTGTACCAGTACGATTGTGCTTAGAACGTATCACCATAGGTACTGAATTAGATTTACCACCTATACGAATGTGAGCCATACCCCTATTTCTGATGTACTTATACACATTATGTATTAAGACTTTATTATCTCGTAACGCACTCATTAATCAACACCTAACTTAATCATACCATCATCAGACATGAATTGAGAATTATTACTAATCCTCAGATTTAATTTAAGAAACTCACAATCAATTTTATTTGTATTAGTCAATATGCTTGAAATATTTAGTAATTTAACACCACGTTGATTTGTTGATGTGGTAAATACCTGTAAATCAGACATTGAAATCTTACTATAATAAGGAGATGTCACTAGATTATCCTTAAAGTTAAAACAACATACACCAATCAAACCATCTTGAACATACATTGTCTTAGATACTCTACCTGCGTAATTATCAATACTCAAGGTGCTGATATAATCCTGTAATACAGATACAATATTAGGATAGTTGTATTTAATAAATAACTTCAAGAATGAGTCTAAATCACCACAAGAACCACCACACACTTCAGATAATTTACTACAATACTCTTTAAATAAATCTGTATGTGTCTTATACATAGTATTCCATACAACCTTACCAATATTCTTTAGTACACTCTGTATAGACATGAAATCAGATATGCCATTATAATACAAACCCTCTTCTTTAAGCCTACTATAATTGAATATGTTATTTGTATCAATACATATAACTGCCTTATCTCTATAATTTATTAGTTTTACATCTTCAGGATTGATTTTAAGTCTTACACCCTGTAACCTAAAACTATAGTTAAACTGTTTATATATGAATGTAATCGTACCATTAAATGAAACCTCAATACATGACATACGATGCTCCATAGCATTGCTGAATATATTGGCAGTCTTATTTAATATAGTTTTATTGTCACGTAATACGTTTCCCTTACTAACACACTAACTCAATCATAGAACTCTTATCATAAGAATAGGTCTTTCCGTTTCCCTTATAAGACAAAACAAAACCAATACATTGATTTAAAACTTTACGATTAGTAACACAATCCCTAATAGACTTAAACAGTATCTTATTATTAGTAATTGACTTTGTGAGTATATCTAAATCCTCTATATTATTTCTGAAATCAATAGCATGCGTGAGTGTATCAGTCTCAAAATCCATACAGCATAAACCCAATAAACCATTGTTAGTATACACAGTTTTAGCTAACCTATAATAATTCTTATCAATAGATAGGTCTGAACATAAATCACCCAACATCGATGTAAAAGCTTCTTTATTATGCTTAACAAACAACTTACTAAATGTATCTAAATCATCACAAAACACACCATACTTAGACGTATAAAATGACATTAAATCTTCAAGTAACCCAAACTTAGAAAATCTGTTAAGTAAATCTTTGTACACAAGATTAGCCATATTATGCAACACATTACTTATAGAGATATCATTAGGATAAATTGAAATACCATCATCTCTTAACCTACTAAGTTTAAATATGTTATTCGTATCTAAACAAATAACCCCTTTTCCCTTATGCTCTACTACTTTAATATCATCTGACTCTGTATAAAGAGAAATACCATTAATAACATAGGAATATTTATAGTCCTTATACTCAAAGTTAAGCACACAACCGCTATCCAAGAACCTTACAAATACATAAGAGTCTAGATTATCAGCAGAATCTCTATAACCCTTTATAATACGTTTTACTATTGCTTTATTATCTCGTAATACATTCTTAGTCAATTAATCACCACCTTCAATAGTTACCCTCAATATCTATATTACAAACACATTTACTACTTAGAATTAATCTCATATTTTTATCTAAATGCTTAATATTAGTTGGAATATTATTATTTACTATATCTGATACAGATACAATATGTCTATAATCCTTACCACTACCCTTATATGACATGAGCTTAACAATGTATATGTATGAATAATAAGGAATATACACATACTGTGATATAGTATCATATCGCAACAAAGGTAATTTACATGTATCTATCAACATTTTATCAATAGACTGTATAAATTCAACATGTTGTAATGCACGTAAAATAGAAGATACAATATCTCCCCTTACCTTACCTCTCATAAAAAGTTTAAGTGCATGATAAGTAGTAACGTCATCTATGAAGTCCTACACAGAATTATACCTTACGTTAATAGCATAGCTTTCTAATAACCTATGTAATATATCTACATTACTTCCTACGCTACCACTAATAATATGTCTTCTATTAAGTGATTTTATTATACCATTATAAGCATCATCAAATAATTCATTGCTAAACACATCAGAATTATATGCCTCTGTATGTGATAACCCATAATATCGTAGGTTATGATATTCTATCTTACTCGTATCCAAGCAATATAATAAGTTTTTACCACTTTCTACCCACTCATATATATCATCAGTAACACTAATACCAATATGATAGTCACTAGTAGAAATAACTGTATCGCCTAAACAGTACTTAACCCTAACAGAAATAATCACATCTCTACTATAAGGATATACTTTATTATACAAGTAATTCAATATGCTTTTATTATCACGCATTAAACTCTTCATATACTAAAAAGCACCACCTAACGGTATATCATAATCATTATCAGTCGCTATAGATGGCAAGTTAAAATATGTTAAACCAAATCTACCCCTTAAAACATCATCAATAGAAAGAATAACCCTACCAGCTTTACCAGACCCAGCCCTAGACATTAAATCAATATTATAAATATAGCCATTATTAGATGTATGCACCTTTTGAGATTTAGTATCATACCTCATCAACGGTAAATGGGTGTTATTAATTAACCTATCCTTGATAGGAATAGGCAATCTAACCTCATCAAAGAAATTTTGAACTACTTGCTCAGTCCTAAGAGTAACCTCTTCCTCTAATTTAGTCATAAAAGCCTCATATACCTGTGTATCATTACAGAAATCATAGAACGAAGTATACGATGTATCAGTAATACCATAGAAATGTAACATCCGATTGATAGCCTCTAAGTTAGTGTTATTAAATGAACTTGTAATACTATTCATAATTTTTCTAAGCAACTCACCACTAATACCAACTGAATCAAACCTAGCCGTACCAAAAAGACCAATCCAACGTAAATTGTTATAACGCATCAACTTATTAATATCGATACAATAAAATAAGTTATGTTTAACTTCTACCCATGTATACATATCCCTAGTAGTCTTTAGATGCAATCGAAATGCTTCCCTACAACAAGCTAACCCATCTCTAACATAGTAATGAACCAAGAATGTAGTCGTAATAACATCACGATACGGATATGCTTTTTTAACTAGAAAATTGAGTATATTTTTATTATCTCGCATTAATTTACTCATACCATCACCAATTATTCATAGTGATAAAGTAACCACTACGTTCACTGAATTTAAACTGTTTATCTATATCAATAGTCTTAGGAAGTTTCCATCCCCTCTTAATATAGTTACTAATAGTATCACTATGACAATTTCTACCTGTAAAGATATCACACTTCTCTAACTGACAACTATTAGGTAATACTACCTCATTAATCATTTTATTTAGGTATACCACTACCACACCCAAATATCTCTTATTAATGAAGAATACCCCTTTTATATCTTCACCAGTTGATTTATACAAGTTATCAGTATTTAGATTCTCATAAATAACATCAGTTAAGAATGTACGTATCTCATCTAATACCACTTCCAATACAAGATTATATGTACTAGTATCATTGATGTAATCATACAGGTTAGACATATTAACACCACTAATACCACAATGTTGTAGTAACCTTACCATATACTCTTCGTCTTGAACACCACCAAGATAAAATACTTCCTGTACAAAATCATTAACAACTTTACTAGTATATTGTTTGAAATCTTTATACTGTACATTACAGTCATCTCTAATCCATGTAATATTATTAAATGTAAATAGTTTAGACGTATCTATACACAAGAAAGCACTATCTTTATATTCTAACCATGTATATGCATCTTTAGGTATATTGAAATACAATGTCATACGATTTGTTGTTACTACATAATCATTGACTTTAAGTGAAAATGCAAAACCAACACTTGATGACATCATTGCACATCTATCAGATAATAAAGTATTCTTCTTTATCTTCTGTAATAATACTTTATTATCACGTAATACTTTACTCATAACTCACCTCAATCACTCTTATCTAGGATATCTAGTCTCTACCCATGACTTCTTATCATCAGATAAATTTATTCTAAACCTATCTTTAGACAGTATAGGTAACACTAAATCAGAACCACTATTGCTAGTATACCCTTTATCCACTACATCGCTAATTGTATGATAAACAACACGCTCTTTTTTAGCACTTCCATGTATTGAGCATATCTCTAAATTACCATAATGAGGGAATACAACCCTATCTTCTTTAATATCTACCCTAGCGACAGCCACATGCCCATTCTTATAAAATAAGTTATCTTTACTACCATTAAGTAATCTAACATACGCATTATCTACACTAAGACAAGCATTAATATACTCTGGTAACTGAGTATTAACCATCCGTGTGAGTACACCAATTAACTTATTCTTAGTCATTATATCATTCCGTGCGGCATTCCAGCTATTATATGTACAAGGAATGCCAACACCATTAATAAATGATACTAACTCTTCTAATGATAGACCACTACCATTATCAAATAATATATCACAGAAAGACTCAATGTCATCTTCTAATGCAGTATATAAAGAATCCTCTAACTTACCACCTAAAATAAAGTACTTAATGTTATTATACGATAGTAATGCATTTAAATCTATACAATAATATAAGCTGTTTTCATCTTCTACCCACTTATACATAGTATCTGATATACGTAATCGTAACCCAAAATAACCACTATACTTTCTGCGATTATTAATAAACCAATCTATAAAGAATAAATTACTACTTACACCACCAATAAGAAATGCCTCTTTAAAGAAATGTAATTGTTTTTCTATCTTACGTAATATCTGTTTATTATCCCTTAGTAAACCACTCTCACTAATAACTGAACGATTATCCACTAAGGAGTCTATAATGTTTGAGTATCCCATGATTAACCACCATAAATAATATAGGATAATACTTCACGACCACTATCATTATCTTTAATCTTACTCTCCTTACGAGATTTTGGAATAATATCAACAGCTGTAAAACACTCTAAAGATTTAAACTTAGTCACAGCATCCTGTACTTTATCTAACTCAAATGTAAATGTATACCCATTCCAATCTTTCTTCTTAGGGTTTACAATAAATCTATCATTTCCAGGGAACCTACTCATATAAATCATACTCTTTTTAGTATCTACACAACAAATACTAATTGTATCATTTGTCATATCTACCGATTTATTGCTGTTAGGTACTAACCCTTTTATATTAGATACATATTCTTTTAATGCAATATCTAACCCTTTAATGATTAAATCAGATAACTTCTTGTATGCAGAACCACTCTTAATTACCTTAATAGCATCATCGATTGTTTCCACATCAACCCCTAATATATCTCTAAAGTCATTTTTAAACTTTTCAATATATCTCTCATCATCCATGATAAATGCCTCCTCACGTTTGAGTGTATCAGCTAAACTGTTAATCATAAAATTAGCTACATCCTTAGGAGAATATTTATTAGATGTATCCTCAATATAATAATATACTAGATTATCTGCTTTAAACACATCATTAATATCTAAGTAAATAAAACCTCTCCCTTTTTTAGTATCTTCCTTCTGATGTAGTTTATTTACATCAAACACAGGTAACAACCTCGCATATGACATACTACCAACACATAAATACAAAAGAAAGGCAAAATCACCATGTAATGTTGTATCTTTACAAGATAATAAAGACTTCTCTAATTGAGATAAAATACCTTTATAATCACGTTGTGTACTAGTAGCTTCATTAACTACCTCTTTACTGTTCCTTGTATCTAATAAGGATTCAATAATATTAAAATAACCCATATCTTACCACCTAATTATAATTAGATATAGCACCACCTATATCTATCTTATACACTTCTAATATCTTATTCCTTAATGTCTTAAACTCTTTACCATGACCTTTAAAATGACACTCAATAGTTGCATGTGCTAACTCATGATAAATCGTACTAATCGATAATTGAGTATCTCTAATAGTATGAGTCCCATAATCATATACATGAACATTATGATTATCCACAGAAAACTCTACTAAACAAGTATCGTCATGATACCAATACGTAACACCTAATATCTTCTTACTACGTCCCATATACATATGTATTAATAATATTGGTTTAAATCTATACCCCAAGTCTTCTATATCTTGAATAGCCTGTAGGAATATATCTTTATAACCCATCATCTCATCATCAAGATATAAAGTACTCATAAACTATTACCACTCTAACAAATATAATATCATCGATTATAATGCATTAAACCTAAATAGTCTTCTCCCATTATGAATAACATCTGTCTCAACATGACCAGAGAAATCAAATGAAAAACCACCTATGCAATCTAATGTTTTGTATTTTGCAATAGCATTATTAACATCATCAAGTGCAAAATCAAATGTATACCCATTCCAATCTTTCTTCTTAGGATTGACAATATAACGCTCATTATCAGAAGATGCACGACTCATATAAATCATATTCTTTTTAGTATCAATACAGCAAATACTAATTGTATCTTTTGTCATATCTACTGATTTATTACTGTTAATTCTTAACCCTTTCAAACATTTAGTATACTTATTAACCATAACAGGTAGATACTTCTCTAACTCGGATTTATAAGTCTTATATAACACACTACTGCTATCTAACAAGTCTTTCTTTAAATCAGCCATAGTAGTAAATGTGTATCCAAATGTATTTGATAAGAAACTTTTTAATTCATTTAAATTATAATCATCATCATACCATGTCGCTTTATCATCTAATGCCTTAACTGTTAGCTTTAACAAATAAACAAGAATCTCATCAACAGTAGAAACCTTTTTACCATTAACTAAGTAATGTGAAATAGTATCTGCTTTTATAATATCTTTCATATCTGCATAAATAAAAATGCGACCTTTATTATCTTCTCTCTCATGTAATGTATCAATACTATATACAGGTAATAACTCAACAGTCCCATACCAACCACAATCTAGTGAAAGATACAACCTATTAACGTCATAAGGTACAACATCCGTACTCTTAGATAATAACGCTTTCTTTAACTGACTAATGATACCTTTATAATCACGTAACAATGTTCCCTCATTAACCCTTGTACTCAATAATGATTCTATAATTGTACTATAATTTGACATATCTATTTAACCCTTACCTTACTTAATAATACACTCTCTTGTATTGTATACCTATCTGTACTATCGATATCCAATACCTCAAAAGAATTACCTTCATTAGAAATCACATACACACTACTACCATCCTGTAATGTATAAGTATTGCCGATTAATTGATATGATTCATCTAACTCTTCTACCATAGAATCAATGTAATCGTCCATATCATCATCAATACCATCATCATCAGCATCACGCACATCCCATGAATACTCACAGTCAGTGCAGAAATAAGACTCACCATTATTATGTATATTAATATTAGTACTACCACATTCAGGACACTTTACAACCTTACCATCCTGTAAAGCCTCTATTTCCTCTTGACTTAATTTTTTTGTATTAATATCTTCTGTACCCATATCCTCTTCCTCTTGATTAGAAGTATCGTCTACAACCTCTTCTGTATCAGTTGTATCCTCTTCTTTACTTTCAGAAATATTATATGCACTAGTATCATCAATAGTCATACCACTATTGGTAATAGTACTATTGGTAAATACAATCTTCATGAACTACCCCATATGAATTAAAAACACCTATATATTAAAAATAATGTACTGTACAATTATACAACTATACAGTACAGTATGATATCAACTATCTAAATAATTATTACCTAGTAATACTCTTAGGTCTACCCTCTCTCTTTTTCCTTAAATCATTAAGTTTGCTATGCATTTCTCTATATTTTGACTCCCTCTTCTCTCTCATACTCTTTAAACTATTCTTACGGTCTATAGCCTTTGACCTCTTAGCTAATGTCCTCTTGGCTTTAGCGGCAGCTTTATCTTCGGCTTTCTTGGCAAGGTCATGACCTAACTTTTTATTTTATTTAGCCACCTTACTAGAACGTACCTTATCACCAGCCTCTTTAGCTTTTTTATCATAGTAAGCCTGACGTTTCTCTTTAGCCTCTTTCTCTTCCTGAGGTGTCATCCTAACTTTAACCCTTTTGCCATTCCTAGTAGTCCACTTAAAAGCGGCTTCAGAAATAACTTTTTCAACTACCACATCATCAAAACTAATTGCATCAATTTTCTTATTTGTTTCCAAAGAACCTACTCCTCTACCATCTGTACTATGAAGTGTACCTGTTGGTGTAGAAACACCCCCAACGTCTGTACCCTCTTCAGTATCATTATCTTCATCTTCTAATTCAGCATGTGTATGACTACTATCTGCTTCATTAATAGGAACTGCTACACCCTCACCTATAAGAGTATAACCACAACCCTCATTAATCTCTGTAGCATGTAATCTAAACAAACCCTCTAACACAGATGATTCAATATCACTAGCGAATTTCTCGATATCGTCATCATCACTTACTGTATATTGTACGTAGTATGAACCACTGTTATCATTCGATTCAGACATATGATAATAATCTGGTAACTTTAATGACAAGTCTTTCCTCATTGTATCTAAATCTTGATATACACCTTCATTATCTACAATAGAGAAAACACACTCAACGATATTACCACTCTTAGTTACTACTAATCGCTCAACTTTAAAGTCTAACCTATCATCTAACTTATCATATGTAGCTTTAAGATTATTCTCAATTTGACGATATAATACTTTTAACCTTGTATCACTAGCATCCCTATATTTAAACCAATTAGTAATGACTGCATTATTACTCTTCTGTACATACCCATCTCGATATAATACATCATCAGTATATCGCTCAATATCTTTTTGCAATGTCTTACAACTAGACACCACAAATGATGATAATGCATTACCACCAAAACTACCCTGTAATGCTAACTCACCACTCACAGTAAATGCTTGAACAGTATCTTCATCAAATACCCACTCTACTGTGATATTAGGATTGACTTTAGAAGTCACTTTAATGCTCTTCATAGAAGATAGTGAGTTATTACCAAATAATGTATCAAATACATCTTGATTTCTAATCAACAACCCACGTAAACATAAATCTACTAGACCTACATTATCTGTATTCTTAGTTACCTCTACTGTAGCACTTCGACTACCATATACTAACTCTACAAGAATACCCTTATCAGTGATATCAGATAGATACCACTCTACCTTACCCAATGAAGTATAAATAGTATTAGATTTAACATTTACAAATGCATTGAAATCTTTCCCAATACTCATAAGAATATACTTAGAGATATATGCATTAAACTTACTATATGATGTAATAACAGTTGGGTCAATAATCTTTACAGTATCTTTATCAAAAGACTTAGTATGATTTAAAATCTTAAATACAAACCCATTCTTTTGAATGTTATCTACATCTAACTCCAAATGAGTAATGATACCATCTGTATCAATATCTACAATATAATCACCATCATCACTCATAAATGGTAACATCTTATATAACTTAGTACATTTAAATGCGTTTTTAGTAATCTCATCAAAATCATCAATAGATACGATATCTACATCCATTTGACTAATAGTCTTACTCTTATAATTAAATGTACAATGATACTCTACTACACCTTTTTGTAATTTAGATTGTGTATCATTCCTAGTATATCGTAATGCAAAACCATCCCTACCTAATGCAATCTCAAAATCACTAGCATTACCACTAGCCTTAGAAGTCTTTACATTCTTAGCAGATGTTGTATTTGTACCACTACCAATCGTACTACCACTCTTAGGTGCTTGTGTCACACTATTTTTAGCTACTGTACTATTGTTGCTATTACCTAACAGACTAGCCACATTATTATATGCTGTCTTATCATCACTATTACGCATATAAGGTTTTTTAATCTGATTAATAATATCAGGATTAGCTAAAATATAGTTTTGATTGTCTTTACTAAATTGACTACTTGAACGTGTTACATCTATAGTAGCTTTATAACCATCAGCATCTGCTACTAACTGTTTAGCACTATCTGCCCTCATAAACTTAATTTCAAAATCATCAATAAAACGATTTAATTTACCAGAAGTACTCAACACTGTATTAGGTATACATATCTCACCTTTATATATCCTATCCAATAAATGTGAATCTGTCTTAATCCCATAAGACTTAACTAGTTTAGTAATATCTCCACCAAATGATTTTTTAGCTGTATCATATAACTTCTCTACATTAGGTACTACATACCCCTCTGTTAAAGAATCATACCTAACCTGTACATTAGACCATACATCCTGTTTACTATTAAACAATACATCAAAATCATCTCGTAAAAACCTAATAAAACTAACACACCTATCACATACAATATGACCATCTATCTCATATGTATTCTTAGCTTGTGTATGGCATACCTCACACTCTTTAGTCTGTACGTCATCATACACAGCATTAGCTAAAGATTCATTAATATACTTACGAATCTCCCTATCCTTAAATAACTCTTCCATATTACCTCGTATACCTTTATTAAATATATACACTTTAAATA